CTGAGCGTATTTGAGAATATTCCCGAGCGTAAATCCTACGCCGTGGCCGCCATCGATGATGAACTCTGTAGCCTGATAGTTGTTTTGGGAATAGTGTTCGCCGTAAGTGGCGTTGATGTAGGCAGTAATCTCTTCAAGGAGTTTGCCTTCATTGTATTTATAATCGATCAGACGCTTGGATGGCAATCCAGGCACAAATTTTGTAACGTTTCCTACGTCAGTCATTTCTCTTTCAATTCTTTCAAACTCATCCTGATGAATGCTACTTGTCATACTAAAAATGCCTCCAATGATGCTTTCTCTTCATAGGTACTTGATTGCGAGTGGTTATATTGAACAATGTAATCTGTATTGAGCATCTTCCTTTCGCCCTTGAGATATGCCACAACTTCAGTAGCCATATCAGTTGCAGTCTGAACTGGAACATTCTGGCAAATCATGTTTGCATTACGAGGACTTGCGCCAACAAGCTCAAAGTCTTGTGGCATACCCATAATCGTCATGGCTTCACGATAATTGATATAGCGATCCTGTGTAGGATGAGCAAGCATAACTGGATAGTGACCCACAAAGGCACCAATATAATCTCTTGGTACGATAGTATTGCGGCGCATAATAGAGCCGCCAGCAGCAAGCTTATCATGGCGATACTTACATTTAGCCACTTCTTTTTCGTATCCATTTGTTTCCATCCATTTTGCTACTTCAAGATAGTTAGTCTTGGTTTCGATGTATGCTAGAACGTCAGCATTACGTGCAGATTCGGCTGGAATCTGTTGTGCAAACTCAGCATGTGTGATTCCACCTTCGAGCTCTTCCAGAATGTAGCGATAGTATGGATCATCCTTCGACGGAGTCTTTGGATTGATAGGATCAGTCTGAAAGTTTGAAGTGATGTTAGTGAGCAGCTGCTCAATAGGAGTATACGGACGACTGTAGTAGTTCAACAGTGGAACCTTATCGTCTTTCCAGAAGAAGTAGAACGAACGTTCACGAACCTGAGGAATACCATGAAGCAGAGAACGAGTACGATAGACCGTCATGGTATATCCATTCTCTTTTCCAATGCGCTTCAGATTATTACGTACAGTATCTCCAACCTTACCAGCAAATCCAGGAGCATTCTCGCCCCAAAGAACTCGAGGCTTCATATGAGTCAGAACGTATTCAGTACTCTCAGCCATCCAGCGGTTGTTGGGATTGTGATCTCCATAACCATGACTGAGCATCGAAAGACCTGCACACGGACACACACTGTGAACAACATCTACAGCATGCGGATGAACACCGCCTTGATCAAGAAGAATGTATGGAATATCCATATCATGATTCTTCTTATAGTGGTTGAGAATGTGACTATCGTTTGCTTGAAATGGTGAGTAAGACAAGAAATAATCTGGAGCTCTACCATGAGCGGCATGAGCTCCAAGAGTCTCTCCACCAATCAGCGGAACAATACTGGCATGACTAAATTCACCTTGCATCTAGAATCCTTTGCAATTCATTGCGCTGTACCGTCTTGTCGAGTGGATGATTATCATACAGACATTCGTACATGCGATTACCGAGTTGAGCCAACTCTTCTGTGCTCATGTTTTCAATCTTTTCGATTGTGTTTCCGACAAAGGCGTCACCATAGATAGCACCTTCTTTGTCAGAGCAGAGTAGGATAGACTTACAATCAACTACCTGCTGAACTCGAGAACGCCACCAGCCAGATCCGGCATGGTAATATTCTGGCATCAAGCATCCCCAGTTCCTATTATATATGCGGCACATTTCTGGCTCAATTACACGTTCACCTTTGTACTCACCACGCTTAGCACCAAAGGAAAGAATTGGCCACGTAGGATTCTGTTGCTTCAGCCACTTCTGAGTCTTGCCCTGAATCAAAGACGAGAAGATCCACTGTCGCTGCTTATCATTCGGATCGACGATATCATCATCAAGAAACGCGGCAAGACCCGTAACCTCTTCACCATAGTTATTGAATGGCGAACGGTTCAGGTTGTAGGGATTCGGATTGTAAGTAAAGACTGGACCTTGCCAGTTCAGACCGAACAGTGTAGGATCACCACCAGCAAAAGCACAGATCAGAAGACGATTCTGACGAGCATTGATAATCTTACACGACTCGATGTAGTGGTTACGATTGTTCTTCAGAACTTCTACTGGCTCATCACCGGCATACAGATCGAGAAGATAAGGACGGAATGCAGATTCACCATCACCTTCTTCAAGATTCTTCTGATATCCAGCAAAGCTAGTAAAGACCTGATCGATCTGCCAGTCATCAAAAGCCAGAATACAATCTGGCCGAGCAGCAACTGCCCAAAGGCCAGAGAAGAGACGTTGACAGAAAGACTGGACAGAGTGAAGGTAGACAATCACTTCGTCGTAGCTTGAAAGATCTTCACCCTGCTGAACAGGACGCTGTTCAACCTGCCAACCCATATCTTCCAGACAGCGAATCAACGAATACTGAGAGTTCAGTATTCGAAGCTGCTTGCGCTGAAAGTAATCACGTTCATTCTGTTCGGCATTAAAACCGGTGATCAGAATCTTTTTCATTCAAATACTCCATAGCCAAAATGAGTTGTTCACGTTCATAAGCCTTATCATTCAACTTACGGTTGAGTGGAGAAGGATGAGGCATTGTGTGGTGTGATATATTTATGCGATTCAGAGCGGCAGATACAAAGCCGCCGAGTGCAATGACTTTTGTGTAGTCTTTTGCACACTCACTAAGTATCTTATAATCTATATCTTTATTATTGTACATACCCGAAGTGTGAATTACGTTCACAAAAGAGAATGGAGTACAACCAATCTCTTCCATCCATGCACAAAGCCGAGTGATGGCAGAGTTCTTTCGAATCTTGCCAACACCCGGATTGATTCCTACAACGAGGACTTTACTTGACGAGATGGAAGTGCCGTTCATAAACGTGGAGTGATCCAACATGCCAGATGATCTTTGTTTGTTCGATACCAAGAGCAGCACCAAGAAGCTTGACAACATGATTCTGCCAAGCATAGTCATTGCGATAGCCGAACACAACATCATTGCTACGCATCTGAACAACTGCAATGAGAACACCATCACGAATCATGTACTGAACAGTGTTGGTGCACATGAAGTCTGAACGACCGTTGTGATTATAATCGAGCCACATGTTCGGACGAGTATAGATCATCACAGCACGACGGCTGTTTGGATTCTGACTCAGTTCTAGATACGTACGATAGTATTGGTCGTAGTTGTCTTCATGCCAGATTGCCCAACCATAGTTCGAATTGATCTTACCATCAGCACAAGCAACTGAAGTCCAGATCTCAGGAGGATTTGCTTCTTGCTTACCGCCCGGAATATCCTTGACATACAGAGACTTAGACTTGTACCAGTCGAGTTCACGCTGAATATAGTCTTCATTTGGTTTGCCAAAGATAGCATTTTCATCTGCTTCAAACGTAGCACCAATCATTTCGATAGTCTTCACACCAGTCTTGTCAGTGACAAAGTGTTCAGAGGCCAGCTCTTGAATGAAGTGCTGGCGAATATCTTCAACCTTCAGCATTAACAACTCCAGTAACCTTGCTACCATCGATCTTTAGAGGACGATTGACTAGGTCTCGTCCTGGATCTTGGCCTTCCATCTTTCCACGGCTGTAGGAGACAAAGAAGGATAGGTAGTTGATGGCATCTTTCGCCGAGTCTTCGAGCGATTCGAAGTTGGCTGTTTCGCCTGCCTCCATAGCTTCCATAACAGAATAGATTCGAGTAATTTTCTGATGCACCATATCAAGAATCGTAGCACAGCCACGCGGATAGTGATCAGCCTGACGGATACGCGACTTTTCATTCTGGTAATCTTTCGACTTTCGCTGCTGGAGTTCAGCACATTCCTGTAGGACTTTAAGAGACTCACGCATAATTTTCACTTTCTAAACTTAGAGATTGAACACGACATATTGTACATATTTTCGGAAAGTTCCGGATTATCTATAGTATCAACTAATTGCAATTTTGTCAATGGATAAGATCGCACAGGAGTACCATCATTTCTTTTTTCCATTACATACGCATTAGTGTGGTTTGGACAATAATACATGTTAATACGATCTGTTTTATTATGAGGAATTTGTACAAAATACAATCTTTTTGTAGAATCGATTTTATTCCACATGGTCTTACTAGTATTTTCACCAACCCAGAAGCTCTGAGTTTTTCTATTTAATTGAAAGGTTTTAACCTGAAT